GCAGTTGAGGAGGTCGTGTCGGTGAAAGCTAACATGGATGGGGCTGCGAATTGGGAAGTAAGAGGAATTTTACCACCAAGACAATGTTTACGAATGCCAGATAAAACTGCAATAATTCCATCATTGCTATTTGACGTTGTTTTTCCACACGTTAAGGAACCGGCAGTTTTACATCCTCAGGATCCGCGAATGGACCAGGTTCGCTCGATTATCGTAAATGCGGTTAGTAAATATCGACAACAGTGTGCACCATTTAAGGAGGATCAAATGTGTGAAGTCTCCGAGAGCATAGAAAATTTACTTCGAGGTTCTGGACTTCAGGAAATTCGTGTTCTGCTTGAAGTAGAAGCTATCAATGGGATCCCATTTATGGAATTCTTTGATGCTATGAATATGAAATCTTCCTGTGGTTGGCCTATGAAGTTGAAATTGCTTGCGCATCAGACAAAGCGTGTTCTTTTTGGGGGGGAGCCACCTAAGTTGTTTGTTGGAGATCCAGAGTTACGTGCGCGTTTGGATGTACGTGAGAACTGTGCGAAGAGTGGAAAGCGTGTGTGTTCGCTTTGGTGGGATTGTCCAAAAGATGAAAAACGATCTTTAGCCAAGATAGCAAGTGGTAATACGCGTGCTTTTGCTGTTGCACCTGTCGATTTTGTGATCTTAGCTCGAAAATATATGCTAGCTTTTTCTGCTCGTTTGATGCAGATAAGAAAGAATATATTTTCTGCGATTGGCACAAATTGTGACTCTTTGGAGTGGTCGGACATGGTTTCCCATTTGGAGCGTAACAGTGATCTTGGGTTTGCTGGGGATTTTAGCAATTTTGATGGAAGTCTTTCAGCGCAATGCATGAGTCATGTTTGTACTATAATAAATAACTTGTATAATGACTCAGATGAGAACAAAATGGTAAGAACTGTTTTGTTTGACGAGATAATCCACACTGTGCATTTGTGTATGGATGTGGTTTACGTGGTTTCTGGTGGTAATCCTTCAGGTAATCCACTTACTGCTCCTTTGAATACAATTGTTAACGAAATGTATTTGCGCTATGCCTGGTTAAATTTGGCGCCTAAGGAATATGCCAGCATGGAATTTTACCCTAAGTTTGTAGCGACCAAGTTGTACGGAGATGATAATTGGGTCTCTGTGAAGCGTGAGGCTCTACCATTTTATAACATGGTTACAGTTGCAAACTTTTTCTCTACCTTGGGTTTCACTTTTTTGCCACCATCAAAGAAAGTAGAGGATATGGCGCCATTTGCTCCGATTCGGTCATTTATGTTTTTAAAAAGAACTTGTGTGATGGTTTCTCAAATTTCTAACACCCGACCATTAGGAGCTTTAGAGAAAGAAACCATTCAGGAAATGATCAATTGGATTCGTAAGGATGGGGATGATTACGACATGACTGCTGACAATTGTCGTACAGCCTTACGATATGCTTTTTCGCATGGAAAACCCTATTTTGAAGATCTTAGGGAGCGAATACGTTGTGGGTTTGTCAGAGTGGGCCGGCCTGTGCCTAATCTTCCAACTTGGCGGTATCTATACACTGTTTTTAAAGAGTGTCAAGGATTTCCACCTGGGATAATTCAGCAAAGTGGAGGAAAACAGTGCACTGTTTCATGAAGAACACGCCTTCGAAGTGACTCTATTGAGCGCAGCGTGTATAGCTTGTAGGAATTAGGTATCCCCTATCCTACCTTTGGTTTTGGGAATTTTCCTAGTAGACTAGGCTTCCATGGCTTCTAATACTATTACTTCTTCTGTTGCCGCAGACAACACTAATGCCTCTACTAATCAAGATGCTTTGTATGGCATTGTGTTGTCTGAATCTGCTCCTATTGTACAACAAAAGTCTACTCTTGGAGCTTACAATCCAACATCCAGGAGAGCTGATAGGCGTATGCAGGAGCAAGACTGGACTTTAAATATGATGGTGGAAAGATTCAATTGGGTGCAAGAAGTTGCATGGGTAGTGGGAACTCCAGTTAATACTGTGTTGCAATTGTGGAAAGTCCCAGCAGATTTGTTGGTAACACCAACAGTGCAAGTTCCCTTCAATCGTTTTGTTTACTGGCGTGGTTCTGTTAAAGTCCGATTTCAATTGAACGCTACTCGTTTTCATCAGGGAAGGTTGATTGCATACTTTGTTCCATTAACTGATTCTACAACAGTTGCTTCTTGGCATCAGACTAACATGCCTGCTCAGACAACTGTGCAACATGTTTTCTTAGATCCTTCTGTTAGCACAGTTGCTGAATTGGTGATTCCATATGTTAATTACAAGAATTATTTGAATTTGCAAAATCCTTCTTTTATTGATTTTTTGGGGCAAATTAATCTTGCTATTTTTAATCCACTTCAGGCTGCGACGGGATCCTCTAGCACAGTTTATATAACAGTTTCAGTTTCTTTTCCGGATAGTCAATTCAAAATACCTAGTGTTAACACATTTACCCCCACATTGTCTTTAGAGGAGGAATCCATAATTAGAAATATCAGAGCTCGAGGGGAGGGGAACACTTCTAGCATTACGAATAAAATAGATCATGTTAACAAGATGACTATGCCTATAGAAGTTACAGGTGATCGTATAGACGCAAAAGCGTCGATCCCTATGCCAGGTATGGACAAAGTCAATGTGACGATTCAACCACCATCTATCGTTCGAAAACCTTTTGGCTATATGAACCATGCAACTAATGTGGAGTTTCTCAACAAGATGACTTTGGAACCAAGTGCATTGAATCTTTGTGATGAGGAGCATTTTGGAACAAACCAGGATGAAATGTCTTTGGCCTATCTTACTCAGATACCAACTTACATGCAAACTTTTCCGTGGGCAACTGGTAATGCTCCAGGAACAATTATTGCCTCTGGTTTGCTGGCACCAGGTGCTTTTCAGCTAACACCAACAGCTACAGGTCCAGCAAATATGCTTTTGTCAGGAGGGCCGCAAAAATGGTTTCCAACTTTGATGGAATATGTTACCATGCCGCACTCTTTTTGGAAGGGTGGCTTAGTATTCCATTTTGATTTTGTGGCAACAGCTTTTCAAACAGGGCGATTGTGGTTGGGATTACATTTTGGTACTTACACTGTTCCTACAGGTGAGAATTTACTGACAGCTCAATTTGGCACGAATATTGAGCTGGGTCCTGAAAATCATCACTTTACATACGAGATTCCTTTCCTATCGAGTACTGAGTGGAAGCGTGTACCAAATGGTGGGAATGGACCATATACAACGCCACCTTTTGCTTATGAATACTTTCTTGGCTCATGGTCCTTGTCTGTGTTGAATGTTTTGACTTCTACGGAGGGGACTCCCGCTAGCATTGATATCAACCATTTTGTGGCGGGTGCAAAGGACTATGAAGTTTCAGGAATGTATATGAATAATACTTCCTTGGTTGTTGCGCAGGGTGAAATGATGACCGGAGCGGTTGATACTACATCGCCACCAACTATGGAGCAGCGTGAAGAAGCAATGTCTATAGTTACACAGCCTCAGCGTCCTGTTCCGAACGCACATTTTGGTGAGACCTATTCATCTGTACGACAAATTATTAAGCGTTACTCTTTGAGTAACAACATTATTTGTCGGTCACTTGGAACGGACCAGAATTACCCAGCTTTGTACGCAGAGACTCAATCTCATAATAAGTATTCAACTTTGTTGAATTGTACTGACGTTGGAATTGAAATAATGAAAGGAAGCATGGGCTGGTATGGTCAGATGTATCGGCTGTGGCGGGGATCTGTTCGTTTTAAGATTTTGTGGGATATGTGTGCAACGTTGAATGCACAGGATGTTAATACACTTGGTCAAGCATTTTCAACGGTGAAACCGTTTGTAATGTTTGATGCCAATGTTTTGCGGGCTGGGGCAACTAATACTGTTACAACAACAACAGATGTTGCAACACATATTTTTACCACAGGATGTAGGATGGATTCCATAACTACTAGTGGCTTTGCTCTAGTTAGACCTGGAAATTACACAGCCAATCAGCCACCGCTGCAACCTGATGAAACTGGAATCATTTCAGGAAATATGTGGCGTTCTCCCCCAGTGGACTATGCTAGAGGAGGGGAGAGTTATAGCGAGATCGAGGTTCCATTTTCGACTCTCTATAACGTTTTGAGTACTTTTGTAGAGGCTGAATCTACATTGGGGACAGCAAACGGTCATCGTTGGCAATCACCAGGTACTCTTTGGATGGGGATGCATGCTCCTCAAAA